CTGGATCGAGTTCCAGCCGATGACTTCGGCGACCTTCCAGTCGCTGGTGACGCTGTAGCGCGTATGAAGATTAAATCGCTCGGCGACGTCGACGAGAACCTTCTTAACGTCATCGTGAGGCGTTTTCAGGTCGCCGGACACGCACATCACGTCGCCGGGACTCAGCTGCTCAGCCCACTTCACGAGGTTGTCGGGACGGTAAATCGTGGTCGTAACGACGGCCTTATTCACAAACCTAACCTTTCCTCAATCATCTTAAGCCAGCGCATCTCCGCGAGCGCGCGGTCGAAGTGCTCGCGCTGAAGCTTGATGATGTGCAGCCAGTACGTTTTATCCATTGTCAAGACGTTGACTCGCGCTCGCAGCTGGTCAACGTCGGAAACTCGCAAGAACTGCCGCAGCTCAACCGGTGCGTCACTAAGAATGTTATCTTGGACATCGTAATCTTTATGAAACAGGCAAACCGTACCGGCGGCGAACGCCTCCCACGGCTTGGTAGTTGCCCAGCCGGAGCCCGAGGACGGCGTCGTGAACGTGCACTTCACCGAGTGGAGTTTCGGGTAGTAGTCGCTCCACGGCGCGGGCTCGATCTCGACGCCGAGCTTAGTTTGCGACTCTCTCGACCACGTGCCGTGAATGAATGCGGGCTTTAGCGGCAGTACCCACTCCTCCAGCGCGGCGGCGCGGGTAAGGCGCGGGTTGACCTGCCGACGCGCCTCGTTGATGAACAGGCCGAAGTGCGCGCGATCCTCGAAGTTGTCATCACGGTACGAGACGAGGTCGCCGAACGGCGTACCCGGCGCGAGGCCGTTGACCTCGAGGCGCGAGTAGACGCTGCGCAGCTTCGACAACCAAACTTCAGCCTCGGCTCCCGGCGCCGCTCCGCAGCTAACTTCCTCTCCCGACTCGACGCACCAGCGCTCGAAACTCCTCGCCTCGCCGTAGCGCTCGTGCTTAACGTTGTTGACCGTCGTGAACTGCGCGAGAACGGGATGACGCCACGGCCACTTAGAGTCGCGGTACTTGACGTAGTTGCGCGGGTCCGCGTTCAGCAGCACCTCCTCGCGCCGCAGCGGGTCGACGTCGCGCCAGGCGTTGATTCCCTGCAGCAGGTACGAGCCGTACAGCGTCGACCAGTCATAGGGCTTGGTAAGCTGCGACCGGTCCCTGATCGTCGGCAGCGGCGTGTTGGTGGTACCGTGTTGACCGAGCCACATTACCATGCCGTCAAGTTCCCGAAACAGTTCATCGGTGACGTCACGGAGTAGCGCGGTAACTTTCCGGTGCTCATCGACCGCGAGATTAGGATGATTAAGACCGTAGCGGTTGATCGCCGCGCGTACCTGCGGCTGCCACTGGATCCACGGGTTGTAGACGTTCGGTGGCAACCCGACGTCCGCGGGTCGCTCGCCGGTGTTGCGGCCAATTAGGTAGAAGTCGACGTCCGGGTGACGCTCCGCGAGCAGCTTGACCGTGGGTATCATCTCGACGTCGCCGCCCAGAGTGCCGCACTTAGCGAGCGACAGAGTCATCGAACGTCCGAGCTTCGCGTAGCCTACCCTACGCCTCATAGCGCCTCTCAATCACAATCTTAAAGCTGTAGCCACACGCCTCCGCGATCCGCTTAAGCGTGAATAAACCGACTCCTACCGTTCCCGTTTCAATGTCGCTAACGTGCGACTGCGCGGTACCGGCGATGTCGGCGAGTTCGCGCTGAGTAATGCCGACGTGTCGCCGCATACTTCTTACCAGCGCGGCGAGCTTACGCTGATACGCAACTTCGTCGTCGGCTCGCAGGTTCTTTCCCACTTTTCACTCCTCAACCTCCGAGTGGTGGACGGTCTGTTCGTCCACCACTCTACCAGATGATCATGTTACTTAAAACGGCAGCTCGGGCGCGGGTGCCGACGAACCGCTCGAGGTAGCGGGTGTAGCTTCCGCAGGGCTCGAGACCGGTGGCTGCGCGGTCATCGGGGCCGGCGAGACCGGCGTAGACGCCCCGGCGGCGGGTCCGCCGAGCGAACTACTAGGTCCGCCGTTGAAGCCGCCGAGGGTACCCAGGGAGGCGCCGCCGCCGGGACCGCCGAGCGCGGGCTTCCACGCCTTGATCTCCTCACGCTCGGTGCCCTGCCACGAGCGCTTACCGACCTCGACGACGGCCCTGCGACCGACGAGCGCCTGGGCGATCTGGGCGACTGGAGCCTGCGGGTTGGCGGCGAAGAACGCCGCGTCCAGGCCGAGAACCGCGAACTGCGAGAACAGAATGCGCATCGCGCCCGGCGACTCCGGCGAGATCGTCATGTTGGTCCACAGCGGCCGACCCGCGTACGGACCCGCTTCGATCTTAGCCTTGACCGCGATCATGTCCTTGGACCCGTCGTTAGTCTTCTTGGGAGTCGCCTCCACAATGACTATGGGAAACTCACCCTCCAGGGTTGTCGTCGAATCCTTGTGTAGGTCAGCCCAGTTGATGGTGTTGCCGTCGCTCACGCGCTCTCCTCGAAGTTAGGATATACCTTGGCTAGCATATCGGCTATGTTGGGATCATCGATGATGTCGGGAAGTCGACCCTGGACGCGTTCGCCGGCCAGGTAGCCGGGGTTGACGCCCGCGCCGATCAGCAGCCTCTTAACCTTGTCTTGCCGGTCGCCGTTCGGCCGCAGCTCGGTGAAGAGGTAGCCGCAAATGTCGACGAAGTACGGAATCGTGTCGCGGATCTGACCCTGCATGTAGGGACGCCACTTACCGTCCTTCATGACGGTCTCCGAGACGAAGTTGACGACGCGGATCGAGTTCGGCAGCAGCGTCAAGTCGCGAAAGCCGCGAATTAGGCCGTCCATCTGGTCGAGCAGCTGACCCCACTGCTGGTGCTGCATCTGCTCGGTGCCCGCGCGAATGTTCTTCTTACAGCGGCGCTGCGCCTCCGTCACCGAGTCCAGCGTCACCGACGCGAAGTCGTGCTCCGACTGGACGAGGTGGCGGTACGTGTGCGACATGACCTCCCACGAGTGAACGTTGACGCGCACGAGGTCCCACGGGTCGTCCGCGGTGACGCGCGGAACCGGCTCCGTTAGCGGGTTCCACGTCTTTTTGCGCAGCGGCTTACCGGAGCGAAAGCCCGCCTCATCGATGAACTTCCACGAGCCCTCCGCGTCCAGCACCAGGTGAGGCGTCGGCGCGGTACTGGCTAGCGTCGTCTTTCCCTCCTTGGAGTCGGCGTGACAAAGTATCGAGAGAACGGCTTCAGTTTCGATCTTAGGCACCGGCGCTCCTCGGCGGTCGAGTTAACTTCACACCGATCGACGGGTCGGCGAGAAACGCGTCGACCCGCGCTCCCACCTCCGACGCCGCGAGACGTTCCTCGCACTCGCGCGCCTCGGCGAGCTGCCGCGCCTCGTACTCGGCGCGAACCTGGCGCAGCGCCGTCGTGTAGTTGCAGCCGAGCTGCGCCTGACGCTCGCGCGCGAGCTGACGCTCGTTGCGGTTACCGGTCACTTCCTCTCCTCTCTTTCGGGAACTACCTCACTCCAGCGGTAGCGCGAGTAGCGCGGGTCCGTCGGGTCCCAGGCGCGAACCACGACGTAACCCTCGCCCTGCCGCGTCACACGCTTAATTGCGGCGAGCAGCTCGGTCTGCGTACCGGAGTTTACCAGTCCGTGATAGTTGGTCCACTGCTGGACGGCGCAGTTGCGGCGGCGCCAGACGCCCGAGACGTTGGTGATCGGCGCGCCGATGCCGATCCGAGTACCGCAGTCGTCCGGGCACATCTGCTCGTAGCCCGCGGCGATGACGTTCCACGTCGCGGGGTCGGTGTCAAGCCAGTTCGTCACCGATCTTCTCTCTTCCTCCGTAGTAAGCTAGCGGGTCGCGCGCCTCGTAGAGGTCGGAGAGCGCGGCCTCGGCGCGCGATCCGTCGTCGAGCATGCGGCAGACCTTGAAGAATCTACACTTCCACGCGCAGTCACGCCCGGGTGTTGGGTAGGCAACACGCTGGTGAGACGCACCGCTCTCGAGCTGGCGCCCGACGTCAATAAGATTTGAGATTGTTCCGATGAGTTTATCGACGTAGGTGTTGAGCTCGACTTGATTATGATTAATGAGGACCCGCGCGTAGTAGGGCGGCTTAGACGCGCGGGTGCGCTTAACCTTGCGGAGCATGTTGTAGATCGCGCCCGCGCCGACGCCCCAACCGAGTAGCCAGCCGATGACATTGTAGTGCAGCATCTGCTGGTTGAGCCCGAGAATCGGGTCGTCGAGCGTTCCTACGCTCTTGTGATCAATAAACTTAACCTGACCGGTGATTCGGCTGCGAACGCGGGCGTCGAGTTTACCGATCAGCTTAACTTCCTCGCCGGCGAACGGCACGAACTGGGTAAAGCGTGCCTCGACGTACTCCTCCGAGCCGATGACCTCCCACTCGGCGTCCACGCCGGTTTCGGCGAGCCACTCGATGTAGCCCTCGATCATACGAGCCTCGAGGATGAAGTTACTCTCTAACTTAGTCCGCTCAGCTTCAGCTAGTAACCGCTCGTTGTCATCGCTCAGCGGGTCGTCGGGTCCGAACGTCCGACCAACGTGAACCGCTAGGTCGCGCTCTTGCGCCGCGCGCAGCGTCACCAGCGGGTTGGCTCGCGGTTCGCCGTCGGGTACGTAGTAGCCCGCCAGCGCCTCGTGAATCCGGCCTCCGGTCGCCGCGGCCGAGGCGACGTTATCGCCGGCGTGCGGCGCGAGACCGCGGTGCCACGCGAGCCACCAGTTGCGCCGACACCACTTAAATGACTGAAGTTCGCTGTTCGACACGAGGCGAACGCCGTTGACGACCGTCACTTTACCTCCACATGTCCTTGAAGAGCCACATGAGCCCTAGGTAGCCGGCGACACCCGTAACTACTCCAATGATGAGGCCGAGGAGAAAGCTCACAGCGGGTTTCCCGCGCAGCCGAGGCGGTCACACGGGCAGTCGTCGCTGTGACAGCTGTCGCAGTCGAACGGACAGTACACGGCTCCGAGAAGGCTCAGCGCGGCCTCTAGGCGTTCCCGCTCGGGAAGCGACGCGTCGAAAACTAGTTTTTCGAGCTCGTTGACGTT